GCACCGACAGTAGGTTCTGTTGGAAACTTCAGTAATCAGACTTCTACTGCCGCAGGTAGTGCAGGAAGTCTAGCAGGTACAATCGATACCTCAGGAACGATGGCACTAACCGCAGGCGGAGCGGGTACTAGTGCTGTGGGTCAGTTCGTCTCCGAGATTACTATCGGACAGTGAGACTGATGAGATCAAAACTAGTCATCCTGGCACTGTTTACATTCGCTGGAACTCCAGTGATAGCAGTGCCTGTGGTGCCTAATTTTACTCAAGGCTCGATGACGTCTCATACTGAGACTACATCTAAGGTGACTGAGACAATCAACTCGATGGATTATGCTACAGGGTGGGTTTACTCGGTCAGTGGTACAAACGTAAAACACGATGGTGCATCTATGACACCAGGTGTTCAAAGTGAAACTCAAACTATTGATGGTGTGACTTCAAAATGGACAGGATTAAATGTAAATCAAAAACCAAACTGGACTCAGAACAATGTAGGACAGGCATTCCAGTTTACAGAGACCTATTCAGGTCCTGGTTTGCAAAACCAAACAATTATTCAAAGGGTAACCGAGGTTACAAGCGTAACCGACACAACTTCTATCTTCCAACAGTAGGAGCAGTTGCTCTATCTTTATTGTCAACACCACTGCGTGCAGAGACTGTTGGTGGTGTATCTGCTACTGCATCGCCCATCGCAAATAGCAGTGGCTCAGTGACCAATCAGGCAATTCAGGTTTTACAAGGACCATATATTACTAACACATATGGTAATGGTATTCAGTGTCAAGGTAGTACACTTAACATCACACCATTTGTCACTGGTAGTGCATCTGGACAAAAACCTTGGGAAGATGAATGGTGGGATAATGTATATGATATGCGAGATCTAAATGATGATGGAGCACCAGACAATCCTGGTTCAGTGTTATATCAAGTTCCTGTAAGAACAGGACAGAAGGATACATATAACCTATCTCTTGGTGTAAGTGCTACGTGGTCTATTCCACTTGATAAGAAAGCACAAGAGGATTGTAAGAGAGCAGCGAATACACAGAATGATATGCAGAGACAACTAATTGCTAACAAGCGATTAGATTTTGAGATCGCGAGACTCAAGAATTGTGGTGAATTGATGAAGGCAGGAATTATGTTCAAACCTGGGTCAAAATATTATGCTGTATGCTCCGATGTATTGGTTATGAATGTGAATCATATACCACAACATAACCACATACTTCAACAACTTCCTACTACCTCTTCTTCATCTTCCGAAGTTCTCTCAGTGCCCGAGTCCTCATCCGCTGATGATCTTGGCGGTCCCGTAGTGACTGAAGTTTTGGAACCTTCCCAAAAGCAATCCCAATCTTCTGAACAGTCTTCTTCACAGCAGGTTTCACCACTCTCAAAAGAAGATCAGCAAGCGGTTTTGCGAGCAGTGCAGAGGTGGCAGCAACTGCGGCGATAGATCCTGTAGTAACTACTAACCCTGCTGAAGGGATGTTTTCTGCAATCTGTTGTTGAAGATTAAGTTTCTCTGTTACTTCAATACATTCTTTGCCTACGAGTTCGTAAGCAACAATCTTTTTATCACCCTCTAGGATCTTTCCTATGGGGTTTTTTAATTCTTGTGCCCTAGTAGGACATTTAGGAGTCTCTGTCTTAGGGATTTTTGTCTCAGGAACATTTAAGTCTGGTTGTTGGTTCTCAAACTTAGGTGGTTCTACTGGTGGTCCAGAGAATGTCAACCCTTCAGGAGCATAGTCAATAGGAGTAAACGAAGGAGTATGTGCATCACAATATACCCTCGCTCCTTTAGGATCATCCTTTGTTAAATTTTCATTCTTACCTTCATCCAGTTCGTGTGCCTCTACACATCCTGGGATGTTGATAATAGGTACACCAACCTGTGTAGTAACAGGTGGGTAGATAGGAATTGCTGCAGGGATACTGTTGATCCAGTCGTAACTCTGGATCTCAGGTATCTGTAGGTTCCTCACCCCGATCTCTGGAATCTCTGTCATAATCTGAACCTATTGAAATAGACCACCCATCTTCACCGAAGACTCCTTCCTCAATTACTTTGGGTAAGTTACGTTCTTTATCTCTTTTATCTAGTGCTTTATGATACTCGTCGATCTCTGAGTCAAGTTCATAATTAAATTTTAGCATTCTCAACCACATCAAAAGTTTCTCAAGGTAATACTTAATTAACTTTTTGAGGAAGGGACCGATCATTCAACCCCTTCGCAGTCTGCTAGTTGTTGTGCAATTTCTCCACCAATCTGTTTACCTTGGTCACCTGCAAAGAGAGCAATACCACCTGCTAAGACTGGACCCACGAATGGGACACCTGCTACAGCGGGAGCAGCAGCAGTTCCGATACTAGCGCCGATAACTGCACCTGTCTGTTCTCCACCACCTGCCGCCTTGATACACTCGATCTTTTTGGCAGACAACTTTCCCAGACCTTCACCTCCTAAATGGCGATAACCATCCATAGTGTACTGGTTTTCTTTTCTAACGTAAGATTTACCACCGATACCAAAGAATCCATTGGTCTTGTCAATGAACTGGTTCTCTGCAAGAACCTTTGGATCATTTCCTTTGTAGGTAATGCGATAACCATCCTTCTTAACCTCAGCACTGTAGGAACTATATGGACCTACAGGTGGGTTAAGAGTTGGAAGAGTTGATTTGTTTGCTATGATACCGATCATTCCTAGATGTGAAATACCTAGGATTACACCTGCACTAGCGTAAAACCATTTCATTTTCCTAGAGGACTAGAAGGAACGGGTAGACTGACAGGAGGAATAGCAGGACCAGAAATGTCTGGCATTTTGGAATCCACAAGACCAGGAACCATACTACCAACTGCCTCTGCAACAAAACCTGCAAGTCTTTCTCTTGACTTTTCTGCAAGTGCTTCTCTATTCACCCAAGTGTAAACACTTGCGCCAGTGATAGTACCTGCAAAAACAAAGTTGAACACAACAAATGTGTTAATTACTTTTTGGAACATAATTACATCTCATACTTTTTAGGGTCAGTTTCGGTAGTGATTTTCAAAGGTGCTTGTTCGACACGGATGATCTGTGCAGGAGCAGTCTGTGACGCTGCCTGAATTAGTCTTTCCATATCTGCCTTTGTGATACTGCCACCACCTGCAGCATCTTTACCACCGCCATTGTTCTTTTTGGCGGTTTGAACCCCGAACGTAGCTAAAACCCCAGTAAACACGCTGGCTATGAAGGTTGGATCGAGATCCTGTTCGGGAAAGTTGAGTGCCTTCGGCAGATCAACGTACGCTAAAGTCAGGATACCACCAGACCAGACAAGAATACCAAGTCTCACGAACGTAGATAGGATCGCGAGTTGTTCTTCCTTATCTTCTGATGCCTCCTTTAGGCGACCAAAAAAACCTTTTGGTTTCTCTGGTTGTTTTTTCTTTGGATCTTCTGCCATAGTCACTCTATAGGACTATTATATATATCTACTCAGAGACTGTACGTTTCTTCCCGATATTATACTTCGACTCTAGGATCCATTCACCCTTGTCTTTGTAAGAGATTACCTTGATTTGATTCAGTGGTGCAAGTTCACCGATCTCTTCTTCAACAATATCTACAAGTCCCCAGTCGGATAGTAGTTTAGTAATTCTGTTGCGACGTTCTACGTCATTAGAAGTTAGGTTCGCGTGCTTTCCATCCAACGCAAACAACTCCTTAAAGTGTACGATATAATACTTACCCTTCTTATGAAGAATATGACAACTCTGAAATAATTTCTTTTCTTTTCTCGATGCTACACCGATTCTGGTAAGTGTCTCTCTGACTTTCAAGAAGTCATCAGGTTGCTTGAGACTAACCTCTACCATCATATCGGGGGACCAAGAAATCTCGATCTCACCTGCCATTGGTTTTACCTCCAGTATTCATTTTTAATTTAATCAATTCAATCTGATCCTTAGTCAGAATCCTAAGTGCATCCCGTGCTTTTTCATCTGAATACTTGAAGTATTTTTTGATGAGGTCAAGGTTTTCAATCTTGTCCTTACGTTGCCAGGGAGAGAAACGACGTTTCTTTCTCAGACTATTTAGATAAAATGAATATTGAAGATCGTTATCAAGTTGGTGAAACTCATTGAGAGCATTGGCATATAGAACTGTCTCTTTGAATCCACTAAAACATTTGTTGACAATGAATGGAGGATACTTCTTCATCCAATCGTCACCACGCTCACGAAGATCCTCTTTAGTATGGTTAATACTATTGAGGTAATCAGTTAAAGGGTAGTCCTTGTGGTGCTTTGACATAGTTGGTGATGAGAAGTTCTTTACGTTTAGATTGTTCTTTGTTGTAGTTGCCTGTAGATCTCATTGTATATGTGAGATCCCATTCTGTTTGATTATAACCTGTGAATAGACCACGAGTGTTCTCGTTTGAGTTGTACGTGATCATCCAGTTACAAGTGGACTCATCACATACACGTGCGAAACGTTTATGATCGAATCCTTTGTGCATAGAACCTTTGGTTCCATACAGGAAATCTTTGATGTCGTATGGAGGATCTAGGAAACAGAATACATCACGATCATCAGTCATTAGTTCTGAGTAGTCATCGTTAGTGATCTCCCAGTGCTCAATGATCTGACCATAGTGTGCCAGTTTCTTGATACCTTTCTTGCTGAAGTTTGATACTGATGCCTGCTTAGAAAATGAACTGTTCTCTGTCAGTCCAGAGAATGAACACTTATTAAGAATGTAAAAGTAAACTGCTTGTTGATACTCAGATACTTTGTCGATGTCCTCTCTACATTTGAGGAATAGATCTTTCGCTTTCTCTTCTGTATCGTGCATATTCTTGATACCCATCAGAGTATTACTCAAATCATATCCACGATCTTGTAGTACAACCCAGAAGTTATACAGATAATAGTAAGTATCATTCACCCATACAGGTGTGTCTGGATTACACTTAGAGAAATGAATTGCCATAGAACCACCACCGAGGAATGGTTCACGAAACTCTTTGATATGGTCAGGAAACTTAGGATACAGTTTCGCAGCAGCACGTGACTTACCACCAGGGTAACGCAGTGGTGTTTTGTATGATTTCATACTACTGGGTGACATCATATTCAATAGTAATTACTTTAGAAGATCGTCCGTTGGATTGAACTCTGTGACTTCTAGTCATTTTACCACCGATTCTCTGTGCTGCATACTCTAGATCTGCAAGGATTTCCTTTTCAAGATCTTCATATGGATCATAGAATTTGTCAACTTTCATCTGGGTTTGGTTGCATAACAGGGTCATCTTGAACCAACTTGATGTTGGTCATATTTTGTCCAAAGGGTCCGAAG